GTGAAGGTAGAACCAATAGCACTAAATGTTTTTGGATTCTTCACAATACCAACTTGTGCAAATGCACTATTTGTTGGAAAATCTCTTGTAGAATCATCAAATCTTGCATATACTAAAACTCTATCTGCACCTAACTCTTTATAAATGTCATAACCATGCCCTCTAGAAGGTGGTATGATAGGAATCAGTTTTGCAGGAGTAGAGAAAGGTGTAGTGGGATTTTTATGAAGAGTTCCTAAATCTACTATACCGTAAGTATAACCACTACCACCTGCAGTTACCGTAGTAGAAGTAATAGCTCCATCAGCATTAGTTGTAATAGAAACCTTTCCACCACTTCCATCACCCAAAATATCACATGTTTGAGTAGTACTATTTTTATATCCTAATCCTGCTGCTTCTAAATAAACAGTTTTTATCTGATTAGAATTTATTGTAGAATCTCCTGCTTCTCTTACATTCTGAATCTGAGAATTTGTAGAAGTTTCCCAATCATTAGGAACAACAATATATTCAGTAGAATCAAATTTTACAATATCACTTGGAGATATTGTATATAAGTATTTCCAAATATAATCATCATTTCCTGCAGAGAATGGTTCTAACTCAGTAGATGATGGTTCAAACTTGGATGTTTTTCCTTTTGCATCTGTTGTACCAGGTGCTCCTGTGGATCCATTCTCTATACAGATATAAACGTTATAATCACTAGTAACAACATAATAATTTGCATCATATAAACGTGAAGTTTGTGAGACTGGTGCATTAAATGATGAACTATAATCTTGCCTATACATGTCATAAGGAAGATTTACTACCCAATCAACTTTTCTTATAACTCTTCTAATATTTTGACTATTAATCTTCTTTCCAAATTGTGAAGTGGATCCATCCTGCCATTCGTATTGAAAGTTATCAACAGGATTCAAAGGTGAAGTACTATTCCAGGTAGAACTTCTACCAAAACCAGGACTTAATGTTGGATTACTCAGTCCAAGAAAAACATAATACGAGTTATCTGTATTCAATACAGAATCTACGAAGTTCCCCGCATTTGATATTCTAAACTGATCTGTGACGACGGCAGACATATTAATTAGTTTTTAGGTATTTATAAAGTTTTTATGAAGTTGGTTGTAGTGCTCCTGTAGTTCTGATTCCGACATGCCTACGTGATACTGTAGGATATGTAGAAAGACCTGTAGGTTCAGCATTAGTAAATCCAGTTACACCAATAGCAACGGCATTTTTTCTTGTTAAAGATCCAGAACCTTTGAGAATACTAACAGAGTAGTATCCTAATGGATTAAGTACAGATCCATTTAATGTTGTAAATGAACCACTATTAGATACGTTACAAGTTATTTCTCTAGTTGAACCATTAGAACCTATACTAGTAATATTGTAGATATTATCAAACATAGTTGATCCAATCGAAACTTTACGTCCTACAGTATCATATACTGAAGTTATAGGATCATATGTGGCACCAGGATAATCTGTAGTTCCTGTAATATAGATTGGCATCCCTGCTGTTAGATTAGGGAAATTATCAGGTTGATTTGATCCACCAAGAGTGAACCTAATTGCTTTAGAAACACCAGTACCTGAAACACTCTCAATTTTTACAATAGGGCCAGTATAAGTTGTAATAGAGTTGATTCCACTTATTGTATCAACAATTGGTGGTGGAGTCGATACTAATACATTTGGTGGGTTTGTATAACCCCAACCTCCATAACCAGCAGGAATACCTGTAATACTTGTAATAACTCCATCTGTAATCATACATGTAATAGGTCCAGCAGTAGTTCCAATACCAACTCCAACTTCTGGAGGTGCTGAAATATATGCGGAAGTAGTTACTCCTACGTAACCCTGACCACCATCAACGATAGTTAAACCTGTAACTACACCTCCAACAACTGTAGCAGTAAGAGCAGCAGCAACGATAGGTTTCTGATCTACAACTTGAACTGCTATTGGATCAGAAGAAGCTGGTGAAACATCTTTTTCATAATCAAATTCTGAAGCATCATCAAGATATATTGTTGTAACTGTACCAGCAGGTATGTCTCCAATAAGTTTTCCTGTTGGGAAAATAAGAGGTTCTAAAGCATCTCTTACTTTAGAAACAACAACACCATTTACTATCTTGTCAGTCTTCTGTTTAGTCCAATTTAAACTCTTTCCTTCACTAGTAATACCAGCACCTTTATATACAAGTGTTTCTACTATATTTGAAGTTGGTATACCTACATTAGTTCTATCTCCTTGATTAACTGCATCTGCAGCGATTTTATCTAATTGAAGAGTATCACCTACTTTGAGCGTTGGATATACATTAGTAATTAACTCAGTATCTTGTCCATAGGTTCCACGATAGAAGAATATTGATACATCATCTGTTGGTCTAGGTGGGTCTGTAAACACAAATGATGAACCACCTTCAAAGTTATATGCTACACCTGGTTCCTGAATAGTGGAATTAACTATAATGAATAAACAAGTCGAAAGATCTAAATCAGGGAAGTCACCACTAGTATCTGCTTCAAAACTTAAAAGTGCTCCATCATATTTTAAATCAAATCTTGTTCTCTCTCCATCTTGTAATCCAGCAATAGAATCAATATAATCCATATTACCAAAGTTCCACATTCCAAAGTTATCTGAGAATGTATCTAAAACTTCAAATGTTGCTTGTGGAGTACTAACTCCCAATCCCGTTACACCACATGTTACAAGACCAACTGGAGTAAATACATCTCCTCTTCTAAATCCATAACCATTTCTTTCAATCTCCCAGTTCTTAACTACAAATAATGTGGATCCTATTCCTACAGTAGATGCAGCACCAACATCAACATTGATTAATAATCCAGTTCCAGTATCCGTAGTGGAACCAACACTTAGACGAGATACTCCAGTAACTCCTAAACCTTGGTATGAGGGTTCAGGGATGACTAACTGAGGGTTGGCATAGTTTGTACCTAATCCTGTTAAACTGAAGGTTAGAGTGCCTCCTGCCCCTACTGAAGCAGTTACAGCACCACCAGAACCAACTGATTTACCTACATCTACTGTAAAGGTATCAGTGGTGACATTTGAAACTGCTTTTAAAGTATTATGAGCAGGATCTGTAGTTCTTGGATAAGTATGCTCTGTAGCATGATCATCCTTAGAACATGTGAATGTTAAAGAATTTGTTCCTATTCCAACATCGTTACCATTAGATAATCCATGACCAGCAGCAGTAACAATCATAAGACCTGTAGATGGATTATAATCTGCATCTGTAGGTGTAATTTCTGCACCATTCCATGCTAACTTACGGATAGGAGTAGATGCACTAACAAAGTTATGATCGAATGGAATATCAGTTATACCGATAGAAACACTTCCTCTATATGCAGAACCAACGTTGGCATAAGAATACCATGGATAAACATATCCACGACCCACATACTTATGTGGAATAGAGTTTATACCAACATTAGTAGTAAACCTGTAAGAAGGTAACTTACCAACATCAACTGTAATTGAATCTGTTGTATGTGATTGTACTGCTAATACTGCTCCATCACCTGCAGGGTCTGTAAGACGAGGATAAGCATGTAATGTAGAATAGTCATCTTTATCACAACTAAAGGTTAATCCACCCGTTGCAATACCTATGTAAGAAGCATCAGTTCCTTTTAGAATACCATCTGCTACAGCAGATACAAATGTATGTGTATATTGATCAGCAGAATCGGCTGCATAACCAACATATATGGTAAAAGTATTTGTCGTTCTATTTGTAATAGGTAACCATTTAGCATGAGCAGGATCGGATATTCTAGGATAAGCAACAACTTTTTTATTGCCATCTTTAGTACAATTAAATGATAAACATCCATCACTCAATTTTACATATTCACCAACTGATAGAGTATGAGCATTACTAGTAATAACCAGTTTTCCATCTGTTTTTGTATAAACAGCATCAGTAACTGGATTTGTTAAGGTACCAGCACTTGTCCATCCATGACCAGAACCAACAGTCATTTCTAATAATCCAGTACTTGGAGTATAAGTTGCTGCAGTTGGTGTTTTAGAAACAATAGGTGATGTACCAACATTTACAGTAAAGGTATTAGCATCAATCTTAGTGACTGTCATATCTGTGTCAAACTTAGGATCAGTTGCTCTAGGATATTTGTGTATCGTTTTATGATTATCTCTTGAACAAGTAAATGCTAAGGACTTATCAGCAACCTTAATAGTATTACCATTTACTAATCCATGAGCACCAGAAAATGTTAATGTTAAAACTCCTGTTACTGCATTATAATCAGCAGCAGATGGTTTTCCTATAACAACACTACCACCACCAGTAGTATTAACAATAGCACTTGCTCCAGTCGATCCTGCAACGTATGTGTGTGGATAGTTACCACCTCTATAAACAGCACCTGTTAGAGCACTTTCAAACCTATGTACAAAGTTGCCGATAGAAATATTTTCAATAGGATAAACTTTACTTGTAGAAGCAAGGCCTGTTCCTGCATATGGGAATACAGTACTTGTTATACCAGAATATCCACTTCTTACAATAACAGCATCAGGACTAGCACTTACAAAGGTATGAACACCAGTATTAGTAGAAGGTGTAACTGCTAGAACGTTTATAGTAATCGTATTATGTGTTACAGCACTAATCGCAGTAGTAACACCAGTAAGAGGGTCTGATGATCCAGCACCTGCTCTTGGATAATACTTTGTAACAGCATGATTATCAAGAGCACATGTAAATCCTAATGACTCAGTAGCAATACCTACACTTTGACCTACTCCTAATGGATGATCACCAATATTCAATACCATCTCACCAGTAGTAGGATTATATTCTGCATCATAAACATCAAAGTTATTGCTACATGTAAATGCTAAACCAGAGAACTTGACATCCTTAACAATACCAACTTCAAAGTTATGAGGTTCTGCAGTAGTAACCTCCATATCTCCAGTTTCATTATTATAGATTGCTGCAGAAATAGGAATAGATGGTCCTACCTGTTCTTCATCAACGATTCTACTAATACTTCCACCAGCACCAACTTCAGCATATGCTATAGCACTTCTTAAAGGAGCATATCCCAATCCTTCACTATTTCCCAGAGAAACAATAACACCACCTCTAGGTAATGCATTTTGGTTTATATCATAAGGAACTATAGCAGGATTATCATTTACATCGGTTCTAATACCACTAAAGGTAATAGCTGCATTACCTGAAGCATTAATAGTGTAATTATTATCAGTATTGTTTAAAGTAGTTGGTCTTTGGTAAAGATTGTTTATGGTAACTAGTCCATTACCACCAGTACTTCCTATACCTGTTGTAGATGCACCACCAACAGTTAGATTAAATGTTCTTCCAATACCTGTAAACTTTTCTGATATATCATCATATACTATATTACTTGAATAATCATTTCTTAAGAATGCTCTTCCAGTAAACTCTGAACGAGGGAATGGTAGATTTCTTTGATCTAATAGTACCTGAGAATTTCCTCTAGGTGGATCTGTGAAGTTAATATTTTCACCAACAATATTATAAGAACCTCTATAAACTCTACCTGTTGTAGAATCAGTATGTACAGTAGCAGAAGATCCAACATATCCTCTTTCAACGGTAACTAAATTGTAAGAACCAAAGTTTGTAATAGGCCCAATCGAAGTAGTTCCTACACCAACATTAGTTACTTTTACATATTCATCATCAAACCGCAATAGGTCAGTTGGATTTATTGATGAAATACCAACTAATGCGAAAGTAGTTCTTGTTGCACTAATACCCTGACCACCTCCAACAGCATCAGCATTATCATTTAAATTAAAGTTAATATTTGTATATGCTATAGGTGACTGAATAATATTGTCAATGGTTATTATTGATTTACTATTTGCCAAAGGCATTGATAACATATGAGCATTTCCAGAACCATTACCTGTAATAGTAATAGAAGATCCAGGAGTTGTTGCATTGGTTCTTGTTGCTGATATTTTAAACGAATCCTTATCAATCCTCTCAACATATACTGTAGATGGAACACTTCCAGAAGAATACTGCATAGCAGTTGCTGCAACTCCTTCAAACGTAGATCCTGGTGTATATGTTAATGCTTCTCCAGTTCTAAAGAAATGATCTGGTATATTGAAAGTTTGATTATCTGCATCTATAACATCTGCAGGATTAAAGGTTTTTGCAAAAACAGGAATTGTACCTGATGTTAACTTAAATTGTTTCTTATTAATACGATCTCCATTAATAGCATTATATGAATGTATGCTTAAAGTTTCTGATAATGATCCATAATTAAGTGGGTTTGTATTAGGAGTATTGATAATATCATTCTGAGTATAAAATGCTAAAGTATTAGCATTAGTTCTTAATAATGTTGTTCCATAAGTTGTTGGTGCTTTGTACTTTAATACAATCTCACTACCACTATATTCTGCCCAACATGTACCTATTCCATTAGGGTCAGTATTAGCAGTTATTCCAATTCCAGATTGTCCAAATGAAAGAATAGGCCCTTGTTGAGCAAAGACATCTGTACCGTCATGTGTCCATGATACCTGATGAATTTCCCTTTTATCAGAATCTGAACCAACTTCAACAATAGATTTAGCACTATTAAATAAATTCTTGTCCAACCTTACAACAACCCATCCATTAGGATTACTGCCAGTAGATTCAGTTTCTGTATTAGATTGGTATAATGCAGTTCTTTCTGCTTGATCTGGTTGTCCAGGTGCCTTAAATCTATAGGTTCCTATTCCAATAGTAAAATTAGCATCCCATGTAACAACTTTAGATTTATATTGAACGTCTTTATTTACTGTATTTTCAAAACCAACAAAGAAAGTAGAAATACCTCCTCCTGATGCTGTCATAATACCAACTGTAAAGTTGCCAGGTATATCCTCAGAATATCCATCAGGTTCATCATTATCAATAAATGCTTCTGACTTAAATACATTCCCTGCATTATCATGTGCAGCATATATTTCAACATAACTCATCTCATTTGTAAATGTATTAGTTAAGGCAGTTTTTACATATAGAGAGTCATAATTTGCTGAATCTAAAGAAGCAATATAAGCAGTCGTTATTCCTGATGGATATGAAGGATTCGGTATTGCTACACCTACAGAAGATAACATATCAACGGAACCAACTCCAATACCTCCAGGACCATTAGTATCACCAACCTCAGATTTTAAAACCTTAAGATCATAATCATAATCAAATGCATCAGGTAATGGAGTAAATCTAAGGAACTTATTACCATAAACATCTTCAAATAATGAGAAATCACCAATCTTAGAATTACCAGAAAGTTCTGATTTCTTTAATAATATAAGATCAGCACCATTATTCAATATCACAAGTTCTACTAGTTGAACTTCTGAATATGTCAAGTTAGTTATTCTGATAGTATATTCAATAAATGATGATTTTCCTACCAGATTTTCAATATTTAAAAACTGACTTGGATCACCATCAAGGTTAGAGAACTGAGTATTGATATTATCAAGTACCAATACTTCATTACTCTTTGCGATCTGATATGGAGTTAATCTTTTATTTGTAAGTTTTACTAATTTGGAAGATGTTGGAGTTTTGCTTAAATCTATAGCATTAGCATAATTGTAGATAGTATCTACTCTATTATCTGAAATAATATCCTGAACAGATATACTAATACTTGTACCTGACATACCAACTGTTGTAGTACTGGTAATTCCAGTATCAGCAAAGTTCTTAAGTCCACTTGTATGAAGTAGTCCATTTACAGGACTTCTTAACTCATCAAAGGTTTTAGTACTCTTTATAGTATATGATAAATTTTGATAATAATCATTATCAGGAGTTACTTGATTATCTGAACTCAACTTACCAATATCATCTGACCATCCAATATTTTTTTCTACTCCAAACTTAATATTATAAATGCCTTCATTATCTCTTAGACTTTCAATAGTTGCTATTACTCCACTTTCAGCACCAGTAATAATCTCACCAATAGTTAATTTAGAGGTATATGTTCCACTAACCTTTATGAAGTCATCATTAGAAGATGTAATGTATAGATCTCTCTCAATATTATTACTGATTACTTTTTCACCTTCAATAAAGTTTGAAGGTATTTGATGAACACTAAAAGATGGATAAAGACTTTGTTTGACAATACTAGCATTTACTTGAACAGTATCTGCTAATCCACAATTAGTTGATATAAAGTCATCCTCATAACTAATCTTTACTGCGTCTTCAGTTACTCCTCCAACATAAGAAAGAACTCTACCAAATTTGTACCCAACATCTGCAGAGTTAAATCCAGTTCCACCAGATCCAACTATTTTACTTATACCCTCAATAAAAACTCTATCATTTATAGCAAATGCTGCAGGATTAGTATGAGCGAAGAAACAAGTGAATATGCCACTTGAAGCACTGTCAGACTGTATAGTATTGATTCCTACCCCATTATCATTACTTGTCGCAAACAAGGTCACAGGAGTCTCTGGGAGACCATATGGAGGTTGTACAATATCTAAACTATGAATACTATTACCACTCAATATTGGTTGTATTACACCAGTATTAATCTTTTCACGAGTATTAGTATTAACAATATTAATTACAGGTGGATTAGAATAACCTACTCCACCATCCACTACAGTAGCAACTCCTATACTATTAGAATTATTAACTGTAATGATTGGTGATATGAAAGCTTGAGGTCTTAATGTAGGATCAGAAGAATATTCAAATCCTTCATTAATAACCCTTGTTCGATTAATATTACCAATACTCTTAGACTTAGAAACTGCATACAATCCCAATCCTTGTGTAGAAGCAGATCCAACAAAAGTTGGTAACTTCTTATAATCTGATCCACCAGAAACAATATTTACACGATCAACACCACCAATAGTATTAGTAGAAGTAGTAGTATATTTTAAAGTATCTGCTGTAGTTGGTAATAAGTATGGACTTTGTGGAGTTAGTTGTGAAGCAACATCAAATGTAGTTGTAGCTGTTGCTACAACACTATAACTTCCATTATAGTTACTATCAACATAATTAATTTCTGAATAATTTTGAACAGTTGTATCTGCGGTACTAATATATCCAGATTTTTCTAAGGTATAATAAAGTTTATTAGGCAATGCTACATTATAGTTAATGGTTTTTGCACCACTAGTTCCACTACCTACTACACCTGAAGTAGTAATATTAAAACTTGTAGTTGTTGTAGCAGTAGAAACAAATTCATTCTTAAACTCTTGGTCATAATAGAACTTAAGATCATAACCACTTAAAGAAGAATCTTTCAAGTTAAATATTGGACTATTGTTTTTAACAATTTGAAGAGGAGGATTTATCCTACTAAAAGTACGAGTTCCTGCAGGATTGGTTGTAAAATCTACAATATTAGCAGGAGATTGTGTATCTTTATAAGTTTCACATAGTTGGAACTCCGTCGAACTTACAACATAAACAAAATATGCTCTTTCCGATAATCCTGCTGGCAATGTTCCTGGTGAACCTATTAGCTCTATCTTATCTCCCGTATTAAGTTTATGTTCAAATAATGCATTAGAAAATGAATTAGTTCCAAAAAATGTATTTGAGTTACTATATGATATAGGATCAACTAAAATATATCCTGTACCATCTTGACGACTTATTGATATATCTGTATTACCGATACTAACTCCTGTAGTTAATCCAGAAGATACTTCTATTTTTACTTTATCACCAAGTTTTAATCCATGTGCATCTACAGTAGTTACTTGAGTGTTTATTCTATTAACATCTCCTTTTACTTCAGTATACAGACTTTGCAAAGAAAATAAATCATTATCACTTCCACCAGTTGTAAAGAATATGTCAGGACCAGTCTTTTCAGTCTTCAATCCTACAGTGGTAGGAGTAGAATTTGAAATATAAAGAGTTGATGGATTTGGAAGAGGTACTGGTTGTCTAATATATCCATTTGTAAGTGTATTTCCTATAGAGACATATGTGAGAGCAGTTGAACCACCTTGAGTATATGTTACCTGCTGTCCTTCCACAAATGGATGATTTTCCATGTAGATTCTTCCACATGGAACACTTCTAGTAACAGTTCTATTTGCAAATGTAAATGATTTTTCTTTTCCTTGTGCACCTGCAGTTGTACCAAATCCTACTGCTTCCTCTGAGTTAAAGTAAACTATATCATTAACTTTAGAATCAATATCATCAATAGGTTGCTTAAAGGTAAATGAATTTGGATGATAAGTTACACCAGCACCTGCTAAAGTATCATGTGCATTCACACCTCTCATTATAGTTAAAACATTTTCATTTCTGTAAATATTCAATATCTTACCAGTTTCTGTTCCAATACCGATTGAACTTCCTACAGAAACACTAGGTGGAATATCAGCAACCACTACTTCAGTTACACCAGTACCTACAGGTAAATCGTATGTTAATATTGTAGATGCAGTCTCAATCCCAATAAAATATTGTCCATTTAAAGCAGAAAGACTTGTAGTTAATCCAGATATAGTAACTACGTCTTGATTATTCAAAGGATTATTACCAGTTATAGTTCCTCTAACAGTATCATCAGATTCTTTAGTAAGTACTACATCAGTAATGGATGTATTACTATTAGTAATCTTATAAACTTCATTTCCAACTAAAGAAGAAACTTTTACAGAAAGTCCACCACCCTCAGTATCAGTATCATCAAAAGTAAGTTGATCACCAACTTTATAATTTTCTCCACTATTAACTACACTTACTTCATCAACACTTCCAGCACTAACTGATTCAATTACAACTTTTTGTTTGTCTATTTCATTTGGTTCAATAATATAATCATTATCTGCGTTTACTGAGGAAGACCTGTATGGGAAAGTATTACGAACAAGATCAGTTTTCGCAAAATCTAATGATTGATCAAAATTTTGATTTAAAGGAAGAGAACGATAAGAATTACCTATAAAGTATGGGAACTGTGATCCACTTGGATCTGCTGTATAGGTAGTATCGTGAATAGTCGCATAATATGCATAAACCCCATCAGGGAATTCTGGTGTTTTGCTAAATCTTCCATTATTTTCGTCCAAATCTCCAGAATTATCAAATTTATAATCTTCTACGAATATTCCAGCAATAGCTGAATGTATACCAATATGAGAAGGTCTATCTATTATATTTGAAAGACTTGCTGTGTATCCTGATCTAAGTCTTGTAGCAGCAGAGTTAGAATCTTGAGGATCACTGTTTCCATAAGGTCCATAGATTGGATTTCCATCATATGCCCATCCAATTATTCTAGAAACAACAGTTGGATCTTCACCAAAAGAATTCCTATAAGTAGCACCATATCCACAAACACTATACTTAAGTTTATTATTATTTGTTGGAAGTAATAACTCATCACTATTATACTTTTTCTTAATATCAAGAGTAAGAGATCTTACTTTTGCATTTATTTTGGCATTTTTACCAGCACTTGTAATTTTTGTAGAAGTTTGAGTACTAGAATAACCAATTCCTGGATTAACAATAACAACTGAACTGATTTTATTATTTGTAATGACAGGTCTTAATATTGCTCCACTACCATTACCAGATGTATCTGTAATATCAATATCTGGAACTGAATAATATTCACTACCTCCGTTTTGAACGTTAACAGAGGTAATTTGTCCATTATCAATAACAGGTGTTATTACAGCATCTTTACCTGTTTTTATTGATATTAATGGTTGATCTTCAAAATTAATAGTAGTAGTACCATATCCAGTACCTTTTTCATACAAATATGAATCTACTATACTACCTCTGATTTTAGGAGTTAGTAAAATTGACTCAATATTAGTTGTAAGACCTACAGGAACGTAATTAACTGTAACTGTAACATCAGGATACTTGAATATTTGCTCTCCTACACCATGAGTAGTGAATGAAACTGTATTTTTTCTCTCATAATTTGATGAAGTCGTGCCACCAATACCAGCATCTGCTAATTTGAAAGAATTATCATCAATTTTTGAAACATAATACTGATTTGCAGTCACAATTCCTGTGATTACCGTTCCCCATGTCTTATATTCAATAAGATCTCCATCATTAAATCCATGATTTTCAAAATTGACTGTATTATAATCAGTTGAAATACCTGTTGGTTGAACTCTAAGTTGTCTATTTGTAAATGTTCCTCCATCAACAACTCTTGTTCCAATAACATTCTTTAAATCAGCAAGAGTTTGGAATTTATGAGTACCTCCAGTGTTAGTACTATTCAAATCTATAATATTTGATCCAAGAACAGCATCAGATGGAGTAGGATGAAGAGAAATTGTTGTAAGACCTACTATTTTTGCATAATAACTTGCATAATTTCCTAATGTTGAAGTTCCAATACCAACTCCCAATGGTAAGTTTCCATTTGCATTGTAAATTACCTCTTGTGCTTCAACAAATGAATGATTTTCAGGGAATGTAATCGTATTTAATGTAATATTAACACCACCACCTAAGGTAGATACCCTTCCATCAAACTCAACATTTCTTTTTTTACTCTCAATCAGTGGTTCAATCACTGCAGTACCGTTTCCACCTGTTACATCAATAGATAAAACTCTATCAACGTTAAATCCCTGTGGATCAACCACAGCTTCTGTCATAGTTCCAGTCAAAACTGGTTGAATTAATGCTGTTGTACCTATACCAGAAGCAACTTCTATGTATGGTAAGTTAATAACATCATAACCAGTACCCCCATTTAAAATATTAGTTGTTGTTAATGGGCCATAATAGACTTTATCAGTTGATTTATAGTTAGTAATCTCAACTCCGTTGACTAACATACCAACTGGCCCAAATGTAGTAGGAACTTGGGTACCTGTAGACGTTGATTGTTCTAATGAAAACGCTTTAAATACTTTTTGAGGTCCAATTAAACCATCTTTTTGAGAGAATAATGTAAATTTCTGATCTGCAGTGCTTGCAGTACCTACTTTCATTGACAAATAGTTAACACCATCAATAAGAGCTGGTGAATTATAAAGTTTTATATCTCTTTTATCGTAACTAATAACGTCAACATAATAACGACCTGTGGATAATCCTGTTACTGGTGCTCCAGTAGGTTCATAATAGACTGCATCACCCGTCATAAAGGGAACTGCGTTGTCAAATCTAATAGTTGTTGAGTAAGTAGGGTCGGTAGAAAGAGGATCTATGAAATTAACTGCTGTAAAAGACTGAAGTGGAGTCGTTATTGTGTTCTTAAAGTTGGTTGTAATACCAGTTAAAGCATCAGTTACACCAGATGGTAGTGAATTTGATGCAACATATGCAGTTTTACCACTTCCAACATAGACATTTTGAATATCAGAGAAGGAATTATCGTATTCTAAAGGTGCTCCAGCACTTCTAGCAGTGTTAATCACCCTTCTAATATAAATTTCACCAGTTCCAGTGTAACTATCATCCAAAGTAACTTGTCTAGATTGGAATTTCCATGGAGTTCCCTTACCATCAGGGTTTAATCCATCATTTACAACATAAGTTGTATTACCACCACTACCTAAAATTTCAGGAGTATTACTACCACCTCTTATAACTTGTACTATATCACCTTTCTTAAGACTGGATCTATCCAAATAATCAACTAAATCGAACGTAGTAGTACCACTAAAGGAATCTCCATCTACTTTATACCTTACACCTGTGTTGTATATCCATGAATTAGCAAATATTTCTTCATATGTTCGATCAGTTGTAGGGTTAATGATCAAATTACCAATATTTTTAACCGAAATTTCTTGTCCTTCATCTACATCTAGTGTAGTTGATGTTTGTTCAAACTCTGATAAGACACCATTTAGTCTTATTCTTACCTTTTTAGTAGTATCACCATTCTCATAACCATAATAAATGTCTCCACCAATAATATCAGCAGTATTATCAATCGATACATCGACTCCAGTTACTCCAAAAAACTGATTTATACTCTTACTTGTATAAGAAATGCTAGTATTTCCACCAGATACTAAAGTACCTGTTTGTCCAAAACCAATAGTAGAATCAACCAGAATGCTTGTAGCACCAGCACCAACTGGTAATAAAGCTTTGGATGTGGGAGTTACACTAAAATCACCTTGAATTGCTGATTCACTATCACTATATCCAAGGAAAAGTGATAACTTATAGTATTGCTTATTCTCTGTATATGATATACCTCTTGTACTAAATGCTTCAACCTCTGCAATCGAAGCATTAGTTGTTAAATCACCTTCTTTGTATATTGTTTGACCTACTAATTTTGTAATATCTCCCGAAATAACGTCACCAATAGCTACTTTTCTTCTAACAAAGTTGGCAGAAGACGGTTTAATCAGAAATTCTTCTAAATTTACAACTTTAGGTGTCTCACCATAAAGTACATTAAACAGAATTCTGAAAGACTCATCTGTTCCTTTTGCTTCATATAAAGATCTTGACTCTTTTATAAAGTTACCAGCATTTATTTGTTCTGCAAAAGGTGTATCTTCTAGACCTGGTGTTAGGGTAGATTTGGTTTTCTTGTAAAATTCTTTAAGAAATAATGAACTTAAGTTCTGTATTTTAGCATCAGTTGTATGAGTAGCAGCTGTTGTATCTGAAAATACAAGTTCTTCTTGATTATTTGACTCATGATATGATGTTATACCACAAAATCCACGAATACAACCTGTAAATGTATTTGTTGTTAGACCTGTATATGTAATTACTTCATCATCAATCTTTAATAGACCGTAATTCTCTGGAAAACCTTTTGTATTACTAACTGAAATCGTAGTATCTGATGTACTGATACCTACAGAAAGAGTCGTACTTCCTACAACTACTTCAGGTGTCAGATTATCTAACTTTAAATACTGATCTAGATTATCTGTGATATCAGTAGGACCACCTTGATATTCTTGACCAATATAATATTGTCTAAGAAAATCAACTGTCTTAGGATTTTCATCTAAGACATATTCTGGTAATTGACTATCAATTATTTGTTGAATCTTTACCCTAGATTCAAAACCCGTTTGTATCATATTACTGTCTTATTAGTTGACCGTTGAGATAACTAGATGTATAAAAGTCTCTGACAAATGCAGTTCCTGTGATCTCATCTCCAGAGGCAATAACATCCCTAACCATATTTATTGTACTTTTTGAAACACTAAATTCAACGTACAGTTCTTTTAACCCAACAACATCATTTGATTGTGGTATTGCTTGAATTTCAACAATTCCTGATCCATCAAGAGTTCCTGTGATATTAAGTGTTCCGATAATGACTTCACCCTTCACATAATCAACTGTACCAGCACCTGGAGTTACAATTGTAGAAGTTCCATCATCTGCAAGAGTTATAAGTGCCAAATCACCAGTTAACTTATCTTCTTTAGGAACATCAGTGAAATAAACTGGTTTAGTTGTTGAATTAATATAAAATCCTGTTGATTTGATGTTATATCCATCAGAATTAACATAAAACTGATTACCATAACACAACTCATACTGTGCAAACTGATTTAAGGCACATTTTAAGTCTCTTCTTATTCTTACTCTTGTAATATTCGATGTAATAGCATTATCAGTGCTATCAATGACTTGTTGTACCTTACTATACTTAAATCTACCGCCAAATTTGTTCATATCAACAGAATCTGCATAAGTTGTTAGTGCATTAACAACAGATGTCTTCAATGAATCTGATGTAGAGACCTTATTATTGTCATAATAGACTGCACTGTCAATTTCAACATAAAGCATCTTCAAATCAGTGATTTTTTGGTTAATTCCTGAAACTGAGTACTGTTTAAGTTGAGATAAAATGCGAGATTTGTTAAAATCAGAGACAAAAGTACCATTTCTGGGTTTTATACTGATAAGTACGTTTCCAAACTCTGGCGGATCCAACTCTTCACCACCAACCACTGCTACTGACTGTGTATCAGGGTAAATTTTCTTAATAATTGCCTCATAATCCCTTGGAGTGACTGCTCTGTACTGTGATGAGTAGATTCTTGGAGCATAATACTTAATTGAAGTCACTGATTCGATATCAGAACCATTTCGAGAGGGTTGATCAGTGATTAAATCAGGATTTACCTCTAATTGAAGTGGTATTGGTGTATAAGGATTAGCAGAATTGACAATTTTACCAGAAAAAGAGAATGTATTGTCTTGTCCAGCACCATTTCCTTCGGCACCATCAGTTACAATGTAACGAACTGTGATTTTTGCTCCATTTTCCAACTTTTTACCAATAATACCATCACCAAAGAGCAATTCATACCTCTCATCTTGGATTTCTTGTAGTAAGTAAATCACAGAGTTACCATCTACGTTTAAAATATTTTCAACAACACTATATTCTACTCCTAACTGGGGTATAAGGTCACCACCACTATCTCTTTCATCATTTACATAGACTCGAATGGTCGAAGTATCCACTCCATCATTATCTAAGACAAATCTTTGGTCTAATGAGGCATCAACTGTAAATACTTTCTCCAAATATGTCCCTTCTCTGATTTCTATGTTATTAAAGTTTGCTGTTATATTACTTCCAGAGGACTGTGAGGGTGCTGAAATGTCCTCTGTCGTAGAGAATACATATGACGTATCATTTACTAATCCTACTGCCACTAACCCTGCCTGTAGCGTTACATTGGGTATTTGTGCTACTGTCTTATTCTGAACTGTAACACTAAAAGATACCTCTGCTGTTGATGCAGTTCTTGATCGTGGAACATATCCAATATTTCTTGCTAATGAAACTACATTCTCTCTTAATGTTGCTGAATCCAAAAAGGATTCATTGACAATCATATTAGAGTTAAAAGCAGTAATATAAGTGTTATATGCTAATGTATCGATCAGAACAGAAAAGTTAGATCCTTCAAAGTCAAATCCCGTAAATGTACTATTCGCACGGAGATAATCTTTGATGGAAGTCTTTATCTGATCAAAATCAAGATTTGTAAATTTAGTAAAAGGCATCTTATCTTGTTGACTCTAAAATGAAGGCAAATTCTTGTGTAGGAAACTCTTGTCCAACGATATCAAATACGACAGTTACCTCAAAAGAGTTTTCATCTACTTGAGGATCGACAATGACATCTACATTTTCAACTCTTGGTTCAAAGTTATCTATTGCAATTTCAATCTGAGATCGAATCGTTGATGCAGTACCAAAATCAATAAAGTTAAAGAGACTATTACGTACATCAGATCCAAATAAAGAATCAAAGTATTTTTCAGTCGGAATCGTCTGAACAATATTACGAATCGATCTTCGTATTGCTGCTTCGTTCTTTAAAACCTTTAAATCATTTGTAACTGGATGTGGATGCTCAAAGTCCAAACTAATGTCTTTGAATGCTCTCGATATCCTTGTAATTGCCATTGAACATAGTTTTTATCTATTTATACCTATTTCCTCATAAAAAAAAGGTGCCCCCTTTGAGACACCCATATATTTCATCGACCTTGACCTTTATATCGCTTACGAGGCGAGTTACGAGAACTCGCTGAATACTTCGTGTGCTTCCCCCGACCCTGACGAGTCTTCTTAGGAGGCGACTGTATAAAATCTCCTCCACTAATCCCACCTGTTGCTTTAGCCATCTAAATTTTCCTCATAAGTTTCTGTTTGTATTGTATCAGGATGTGGAGAACCTGTCTGATAATATTCAAGTGCCAAATCCTCCATTCTCTGAAAGTATTCTCCCTGACCTAGTGCCGTGAAGATCTCTTTCCCATCTACAATGATTCTATATAACTCTTGTTTTCTCATGTCCTACACGTACCCGTGGATCGCACCAGATTTCGAAACCTGCATCTTTTGCATCAAGACAGAAAGAAACATCTTCCCCACACATGTCCTGTACTTGCCCTGATTCGAATATTTGCATCTTCGGAGCAAACCATGGATATTTCATGACTTCGTGCTCAAAGACTCCTTTCTTAATTAATAACCATCCAAATCCTGTATAGTCAACAGTAAATGGTTTCTTACGTTTTGCAATACTTTCAATCGTTTCGTGATTCATCACTCCACCATTGTTACGGAAGTCATCTTCCTCTAACCAATGTGCAACTGAGGTCGTTCTACCATCCTCTGTACAATACCATCCTGCTGCAATGTCTTTATCCATTAAGATTAACTGCCAGAACTTCTCTACATTAAACACAATATCAGAGTCAATCCATAACTGATAATCATACTTTAACTTTCCATCCCATGGTAACTGGTCAGGGCCTCTTAGGACATTTGCTCCAAGACACTTACAACGGGCAAAGTTGACCATTGATGAATAATCTTGAGAAATCTGAATACTTGCATTTGCTTGTACAAGATCAAAACAAAGTTGTACGAAAGATTTCAGAAATGCATAGGATACTCCTCTACCTGGTAGACAGAAGACTATCGATTTTCCTTTGACTAACTGCTTTGCTTTCTCATAATCCCATTCAGGCTTCTTCACTGCTGGTGGTTTTGCCTTTACTGTAAATCCTTTTGCCATTTTAATAAGCTTACTTTCAAATCATTATACTCCATTATATAGCAATCGTCAAGGGGTTTCATCTATGAGGGTAACCCCATCTCCATCATAGTGCCAATGGAGTTTTGTGTCTTCATAATATCCCATCTCGTTTATTACTTCTTCTGGTATTACCGTAAAATACTCACCACTTATTGGGTCGATCTCTATGGTGCTAAAAATATTCTGGGGATTTTTTTGCATTTCATTGAATTCCTTTTTTGATTTATATATGGCCACGGGATTTTTTGGATTTAAAGATAAAGCTAGGGCGGAGAGGGTGCTTTGTAGACTAATGGTACCTTAAGGAATTAAACACGGCGGGGGGCATCAACGCCCCCAACGCAACAACTGTCCAAATCACGAACGAATGAGGCACTGTGATCATGTAGAATGAAATGATCCTTGATTATTGAAATTCGCATGAGAGAAG